CGATCAAAGGCGAGATGAACACTCTCTGGCTCTCGTGCGTTCGCGGTAACGACAAGCCGGACCTTATCATCGCGTCCAATGACACGTACTCGGCCTACGAGGAATCGTTGCAGGACAACCAGCGTTACATGGACTCCCGCAGCGCATCGGCCGGTTTCGAGATGCTCAAGTACAAGACCGCTGACGTGATGTTCGACTCGAACAGCAACTTCAGCACGACCGGCGAGCTGATGTACTTCCTCAACACGGATTATTTGTACTTGGTCCAGCATCCCGATGCGCAGTGGACGCAGGACGAGGATAAGCGGCCGACCAATCAGGACGCCGTGCTCATCCCTCTCTACTGGATGGGTCAGTTGATCGTGACCAACCGCGCGAGGCAGGGCCGGCTGTACGACGCCGCATAATCTCCGCGCACAACACATCGATCTGGGGCGGCCTATGTGCCGCCCTTTTCATCCCCACAATCTCAAAAAGGAGGCCTCACTATGGCTTCGACTCAAGGCACTTGGGTTATCACAAGTCCGCAGGTCATCGGCTTACAGCCGATCGCTACGGCGGACACGACGGCAAACCATCCGTTCGGCACGCGCGTTCGCGCCAAGGATATTGGCTCGACCGCGTATGGTGACGCCGAGTTCGTGTACGTCAAGGGCGTCTCATCCGGTGCCATTGCGAAGTGGGCCGGCTACAACACCAAGAGCGGTGCGACGACCTTGGCCGTTAATGACGGCATTTATCCGCTCGGCGTCATGGTATCCACGCTCGACGCAACCACCAAGTATGGCTGGCTGCAAATCTGGGGGCGCGGAGTCGGGAAGTGCTTGACCGCGTTTGCCGATAACGGCGTGGTCTACCTGACCAGTAGCGCCGGCAGCATTGACGACGCTTCGGTGATCGGTGACGTCGTACACAATGCCATGGGTCGCAACGGCGGCACCGTGACCATTGGCGACCTCGCCGGGGAGTTCCAGTTGAACTATCCCTACAGCGAAAACCGCGTCTCGCTGACGAACTAAGCATGACGCAAACCCAAGCGGCGGACGAACTCACGCCCGCCGTCCCTGCCGAGCGCATGCTAGCCAATATGCGCTCGGCCACCAAACGCGGCCTGCCGCCTGTCACGCTATGCCGCGCGCATGGTCTGACCCTCTCGGTGGCCGGCGGCGGCCCTTCCTTAGCCGACACCTATCAAGACCTCGACGGCTGGGTATGCGCCGTCAACGGCTCGTTGCGTTGGCTATTGCAGGCCGGCGTCAATCCCTCGCTGTCCTATGCCTGCGGGATCATGGATGCCGGCGAGCACATCGCCGACATGATCGAGCCCGACCCGAAGGTGCGCTACTACGTGGCGTCGATTTGCGATCCATCCGTGTTCGATAAGTTGAAGGGTTTTGATGTCAGGCTCTGGCATGTCTCGCCGGACAGCACGGAGGCTCCTGATGGCGTCGAAGAAATCCTCAACGAAGCCTACCCGTCTGGATGGTTCACTATCGGCGGCGGCTGCACGATGGGGCTTCGCTGGATTGATCTCGGGTACGTTCTCGGTTTTCGTAGATTCAAACTGCACGGAATGGATTCTAGCTTCCGATCAGGCAGGAGTCATGCTTACCCAGACCGGGCGGACGCTAAGGACCACTTCGAATACGCCGGCCGCCTGACCAGACCTAACTTCTTGGCGCAGGTTCGTGACCTGTTTCGAACCATCAACCGCTTCAGCGAACCCGATCGCGACCCGATCGAGCTGTTGGTCTTCGGCGACGGGCTGTTGCAGGATGAATATGCGCGTTGGCGTGAAAGCCATGAACCAACCCCAATGGTTTGTTGTGTCAAGATGGGGGATAAATATGGTCCTGAATACGTCACCCGCTTGCGCGACGGCGTTGCTCGCCATCTTGCGGCGCCGCACAACTTTGTCTGCTTCACCGACGATCCGGTTCCGGGCGTCAAATGCTATCCGCTCCCTGCCGAGCTGCCAGGATGGTGGGCTAAGCTTGGTCTATTCCGACTAAAGCGTCCGCTGATCTACTTTGATCTGGATGTGGTGATAACGGGCGACCTCTCGCCCCTGCTGAAATGGCAAAGCTTCTCTGCGATTAAAGACTGGTGGCTGAAGGGCATCAATTCATCCGTGATGGTGCTGACTGGAAATGAAGCCCACGTCTGGGATCGCTTCAAACCTGATGTAATGGACCGCTGCTATGGCGGCGACCAGCAATGGATCGGCGAGCAGTTTCCGCCAAACCTAAAGACATTCCCGCCGCACTGGTTTCCTTCTCTCAAGGCAAATAGCTGTTGGGAGAGCGCGCCAGAGGGCGCGATGGCCGTAATTTTTCATGGCAATCCGAAACCTGCGGAATGCGGCGGTTGGGTTGCTGATGCATGGCGCGGCCATGAGACGATAACCGCAAACGGAAACCCTACAGCCTTCGGACGGCCGGACTACCCGGCTGCCGGCCCGGCGGCATGAAGAACGAAACAACAGACCGGGACAAATTGGAGATATCATGATTCCGACAGCGACGAGTTCGCCTTTGCAAATCCAACGATTCTGGACGGACTATCGGCCCGACCCCAGCGACCCTGCCAAACTTGCGCCGATCGACATGGTCGCCTACGGGCCGCTCGGCCGGACGGAAAATGCGCTGGTGATGAGCCGAGTTTCAACGGTTTTAGCGGTGAAGCCCTTCACCGACCCGAATGACGTGGCCTCTGTTATGTCTCACATCAAGGCGGACTTCATCCGTGCCGCCTATGAAGCATGGAAGGCGGGGCAGGACATTCCGCTCAATGGGACGCCGCTTGCGGCCTGGAACGGCCTTTCGCCAGAGCAGGCGGAGGTCTTCAAGTCGCGGTCAATCCGCACCGTAGAGGAAATTTCCCTTCTGAACGAAGCCACTCGTGCTCATATCCCCTTGCCGAATCTATCCGGCATCATTGCAGCGGCAAGACGGTTTGTAGACTCTGCGGATCAAACACGGTTCGCGGCGCAGCTTGCCGAGAAAGACACCGAAATCGCCAATCACAAAATGCAACTTCAGGATCAGGGCGAGCAAATCACGGCTCTCATCGGCAAGGTCGGTCAGCTTGCCGAAATGGTGGCGGCGCAACAGACCGCTACGGAAGCGCAGTCCGAGAAGCGTAAGGCCGGGCGGCCGACGAATGCTGAATTGGCGGCGCGTGCCGCGGCTGCGCAGTCCGAGGCGGCTTAACCATGTCGCTATTGACGATTGTCGATGACGCCGCCAGGGAACTGAGCCTGACGGCGCCTTCGGCTGTCATTGGAGCAACCGACCTCCAGACGATTCTGCTCTTGCGATGTGCAAACCAAGAAGGGAAGTCTCTTGCCGGCCGCCATGATTGGCAAGCGATAACGACCGAGAAGACCTTCACGACGGTCGCAACGGCGGAGCAGACTAGCTCAATCGCCGCTGACTTCGATCGATTGATCCCGGAGACGATGTTCAATCGGACCCGGAATCGGAATGTCTGGGGGCCGGTTTCATCTAGCGAATGGCAACGCATCCAGTCTTCTCTGGTCACGCTTGTCTATCCGGGCTTCCGCATCCGCGGCAATACCATTCTAATCACGCCGACGCCCGCGGCGGGCGATACGGTGGCCTATGAGTACATCAGCACGAAATGGTGTCAGTCGTCTGGTCTAGTCGCCCAAGTGGCCTGGGCGGCTGATACTGATACGAGCAAACTCAACGAAGAGGCGATGACGCTCGGTATCATCTGGCGTTTCAAGAAATCGCGCGGGTTGGCTTGGAACGATGATTATCTGGTCTATGAGCGATATGTCGCCGACTTGATCATGCGAGACGGGTCGCGACAGCGATTGAGCACGGACCAGCAAAACTATGACCGCAGGCCGACGCCGCCGGTTGTCCCTGAGACGTTGATCTTCACATGATGCTGTCTCCCACGACCGTCCAATCTCAGCGGCAGCGCGCCCTTGGCTCGAATGTCTCCAACATGGGCTCGCTGCCCCCTCCGACCGGGGGATGGAATCGCCGTGACGTTCCATCCGCGATGAGCTTGAGCGATGCGATCACGCTAGAGAATTGGATACCTGATATCGGCTCGGTTGCGGTACGGAAGGGATATTCTGTCTGGGGGACGACGTTATCAGGGAACTACGTCGAAACCCTGATGCAGTATTCTCCGCCATCAGGCAGCAACAAACTGTTTGCGGCCATGCCGGCCATTATTTACGACGTAACGGCGCAGGGTGCTGGTGTCTCGTCTCAGACTAGCCTGACCAACGGTCGCTGGTCGAATGTTATGTTTTCCACCAGTGCCGGAAACTATCTCTACATCTGCAATGGAGCTGATACACCGCGCTATTACGACGGCTCGAGCTGGACAAATTCCATCTTTAGCGGCCTCACGATTGCAAACCTAGACTTCGTGCATTCCCATCTTCATCGTCTGTGGTTTATCGAAAAGGATACGCTCAACGCTTGGTATGCGCCGACTGACAGCATAGCCGGCGCTCTTACAAAATTGCCTCTCGGGCCGTTCTGCAAACTCGGCGGCAAGCTGGTTGCCATCGGCACTTGGACGAGAGATGGCGGCACGGGTGCCAACGATTACCTCGTCTTCGTGACGTCAAAGGGCCAGGTCGTAATCTATGCCGGCACCGATCCGTCAGCATTCGGCAGCACCGTGCAAATTGGTGTGTTCAAAATTGCGGAGCCGATCGGCAGGCGATGCCTAATCAACCTTGGTTCCGATCTTGGCGTGCTGACCAGCATCGGGCTGATCTCATTGCTGCAAACTCTGCCGCAGATCGAAGGACAGGCAACGTCGAGCGCCATTACGGATAAGGTCATTGGCGCGTTTCGCGATGCCTATTCCTTGGCTGGAACGGCATTTGGTTGGCAGTGTTTTGAATATCCCAAAAAAAACCTTCTGATCATTAACATTCCTGAGACGGAACGAACCGTGCAAAATCAGTTCATAATGAACATTCGAACCGGGGCGTGGGCTAAGTTCAAGAATATCAACGCCGGCTGTTGGTCCTTGATGGGAGACATTCCATTTTTCGGCGGCAACGACGGCAAGGTCTATAAGTTCGATACTGACTTCAATGACGATGGCGACTCGATCACCGCGACAATGCAAACGGCATTTTCGGACTTCGGCTCTCCCTTCGAAAAGCGGTTCACGATGGCGCGTGGGCTGTTTCTTGCCCCGCTGGGGTATTCCCCGAATATCAGCATCAAGCTCGATTATGATACCGACCTCGCCAACCTGGTGACCATCAACAATAGCGGGGGCGGGGCGGAATGGGATGTGTCCGATTGGGACACGACTGCATGGGGACTAAGCCCCGTCCCGTCACTGCTCTGGCAGACCATCAACGGTCTAGGTGTCGTCGGCTCGATTGCGTTTAGCTTGAGCACGCAATCAACTATATCGTTCAACAAGGCCGACCTCTTGTTTGAAGGTCAACAGGGCGGGGCGATCTGATGGCCGACATGGCGCAAGAGACGCCGGAACAGCGCCTCGTGCGGTTAATAATGGAGCAAGGGGGAGGGACACAGGGGCAGCAGGGGCTTGCCGAGGCTTTGATGGCACCCCCGCGCAATCCTGGCATGGGTGCCTCGCAGACCTTTATGGGCATGGTTGCTCCGCATCTGGCCGATCCAGAGACATACCGGCCTCTGCCGCCGCCTTCGATGGAACCTAATGCGGCCGGCAAGGTGCCAGAGGTGGCGGCCGACCCGCGCATGCAAGGTGCTGCTGCTGACGTTGGGAGCCTCTTGGGTGCGGCTATTCCATTCGGGGGGCCGGTGGCAGGCGGGGCGAAACTGGCTGTTCCTGCGCTGGCCGCAGCGTTGAAGGCGGCCCGCGCGGCCCCGCGAGCCGCTGAGATTGCCGCCATGGATTTCGCTAAGTTCCCTCAATACGCGGAGCGATACCCGGAGGTTGGGCCGCCCGCATGGGCGGTCGATAAGAAAACAGGAAAAGAATATCTTGCGAAGCAACCGACGCCGGAAGCAGAGGCGTTTATGGCTGAGCGAGTCAAGATTTCCAAGGATATGGAGAAGAACGGGTTCGATCCTTACTTCGATCCCTCTAAGCGGACCCATGTGGACCCGACGAATTATCCGCCCAATGTAGACACTACACAGATCGTGCCGGCCAAGCAGTCAACAATCGACAAGCATATGGCAAATATCGGGAGCGAGGAATCCCGCTCGCGGTTACGGTCGGCTTTTGAGCGGGGCAGTGCGATGCCTGACACCGCTGATTGGTACGCGATGGCGCAGCTTGAGGAAGCTTTCATCAAAGAGTTGGGTCCGGTCGAGGGGCGCAAGGCGTTCCAAGACAAAATCGCAACCAGTATGGCGGCAACAACGGGCGGAGCCGACCCGACTTCGAATCTGATGATGGCTCAATACGGCAATTATCTGCGCGAGCACGGTCTGCCATATCCGACCGCGGCATATGAAATGCCCGTCCCAATCGGTGGACGCTACGCAACCGGCAACATGGAAATGCATAAGAAGATTTTTGATCAAGGGGGATTTTCCGCCCTTGGTGAGACTAATCCGAAAAGACATAACTTCTCGCAGGACTTCACCGGCAACCGCAATGCGGCGACAATGGACGAGCAGATGACCTCCGGGATGACGCCCGGCATCAATATGCCGCCACCGGGACAATACGGACTTTACGAACAGGTGCTAGCTGACGAGGCAAAGAAGGTCGGGGTGCCACCGCAGAATTATCAGGACGTGGCCTGGGCAGGCTTTAAGAACGAAAAAGACCCAAAATACGTCAAGGGCGAGCCGTTCATCCAGACCATCAACCGCAGCATAGAGCGCACGCATAGACTGACGGGAATGCCGAAGGACGAGATCGTTCGCCGCGGGCTGATCCGCAGTGAAATTCCGGTGTATGGAGTTACTGGATTGGCTGGAACGGGGACGCTTGCAGAAATCCTTGCAGATCAGGCAAGGCGTGCCGTTGAGCAGTAAGCGCCCCAGCCCATTGGATCGAGACTTTCCATGATGGGTCCAGCTTCCTCATAGGAAAATCTCAGTCCAGCTAGTTGGCGGAGTGCCATGCGTTGCTCCGCCGACCCTTCGGGGGCAGCGTCTTTGCGATCGATCATCGCGGCTATGGTTTTCTCCAAGTCCATAGATTGAATTATATCACGCGCGGCAAAATAGGACAATGCACCCTTGGACACCTCCGAAACCCCCGAGCAACGTCTGGCGCGGCTGCTGATGGCGCAGGGCGGCGAGGGTGATCCCTGGCAGCGCGGCGTCGAGGCGGCCAATCAGGCCGGCACCATGATGCCGACACCGCCGGACCCGCGCGCCTCGACCATGCTGATGGGCATGGGCCGCGCTGGCGATGATATTCGCAAGAATGCCCCGCTACTTGCCGACACAGGGCCGGGACGGATCGCGCAGGCTCTCGTGCGGGTTTCGACCGGACAGACGCCAATACCGCCTCACGGTATGCGGCGGGAGGACTACAGCGACGATCCGAATGCACCGCAGCCGATCGGGCCGTTGGTCAACGATGCCATGAATGTGGCGGACGTGATGTCGATGGGGTCGCTGCCGGCGGTGGCCATGCGAGGGGCGCAGCGCGGTGCGCTGGGGATTGGCATCCCCCCGAAGATGGAAGGCACTGGAGTGCCAAAAAGCCCACCGCATAATGACAACCCGATACCGATAGAAAATCTATCGGAACGGCTTCGGTTGGCACTTGAAAACAACCCAACTGCTAAAGAGCCGTTTTTGCGCCCACTAGATAAGGCCCGATTAGAGCAGGCGCAAAAGCGCAGCGACCAATCGATGGCGGAAGCCCAATTCCAACTAGGGCCAAATCCTACCCGTGAAGAATTTGAAAAATGGGCGCTCAGGTCATTCAGCGCGCCGCCGAAAGAGTCGGCCATGGATATCCTGCGCGGGGTCGCGCACGACACAACGCAGGAAGGGACCAAGAAACTTCTTGGCCTTGACCGGCCACCGCCTTCGCGAACGCATAGCGAATATATCGCACAAAAAGGCGGCCCGGTGACCGGGGAAAATCTGCTAGGCAATGAGGCCCTTTGGGCCGCGGCGCGCGACTTGGCGGCGCAAAAGAACATGACATTTTCGCAGGCGTTTACCGGACTTGCCCGCCGTTCGATGGGGCGCGAGCTAACGCCAGAGGAACTCGCAAGCGTCATGTCGGCCGGCGCGCAGCATGACCTTCTCACTCCGCGCAAGCTCTACGATTAGTGCCCCTCATCGACGCTGTTATGTATGGTGCCGATGATGTCGTCGGCCTCCAGATAAAGAAGATTTTGCAGCAGGGGGCGGCACCGGAATTTGAATTGACCTATGCGGCTAATGGTGCGCGTCTGTTTGCAGCCCTTGGCGTGGTCCGCCCGCTCAACGGCGAGCCGACGCTACTCGGCGGAGTCATCTACCACAACCTGCATTCCGCAAATGGTAAGCCCGTTTGCATTGAGGCCAGCATTGCATTCGACCGTCCGGGGTGGGCCGGCCGGGACGCGCTGCGGAGACTGTTCGCCTACCCGTTCATTCAACTCGGATGCGCGACATTAGTTGCGCGAGTTCGTCGCAGTAACAAGAAATCACGCCGCCTTGTGAAAGGGCTCGGTTTCGATCTGGTCGGGCCGATCCCGCATGCGTTCGACGGCACCGAAGACATAATGCTTTACGCAATGACCAAGGCAAAATGCCGTTGGTTGAAAGAAAGAAGCCATGGGAAAATCCACACCTGATCCCCCGCCCGCACCCAATCCTGTTGCAGTCAGCGCGGCGCAGACCGATTCAAATATCAATACCGGCATTGCCAATTCCGTCATGGGCAATGCCAACACCTACGACCCCTATGGCAGCACGACCTTCAAGCAGATTGGCACGACCAATGTCGGCGGGAATGCGGTCCCGCAATGGCAGAAGAACACGACGCTTGCGCCCGCGCAGCAACAGATGCTGGACCTGCAAAACCAGACCGGCATCAATCTCAACAAGACTGCGCTCAATTCCAGCAACCAGATCGGTGATCTTCTCTCTCACCCGGTCGATACTAACGGTCTGACCGACTTTGCGGGCGTTCCGCAATCTCCGAATTTCAACGGCCTGCCTAACGGGCCGCAGTATTCGGTCGCGCAACTCCAAGGCATGGGCGGCTCCCCGTTTGACATCCAAGGCAATGTCGGCGTCGGACAGCAGGCCACGTCATTCGGCGGCGTCGGTCAGCAGTCCACGTCGGTCCCCGGAGGAACCTCACAACAGGCCACGTCGTTCAACGGCGGCGGACCTTTGCAGACCTCAGTCCAGCAAAATCCTTACGACACGTCATTCGGGCAGACCTCTGGGAATATCCAAAACGGCGTCCAGCAAAATCCTTATGCCACGTCATTCCGTGGCGGCGGACCCATGCAGAACTTTGTCGGGCAAAATCCTTATGCCACCTCGTTCGGCCAGACCTCCGGGAATATCCAAAACTCGGTCGGCCCGCAGGATTTCTCTGCCGATCGGCAGGCCACGACGGATGCATTGCTGTCGCGGCTCAATCCGCAGATCGACCGCGACCGTGCCGCACTAGAAAACCAACTGGTCAATCAGGGCTTCGTGCGAGGCACGACCCAGTTCGACAACCAGATGGATCAAATCAACCGGCAGGCCAATGACCAGAGGACGCAGGCCGTCCTCGCGGGCGGGCAGGAGCAGTCCCGGCTAGCCGGGTTGCAACTCAATCAGGCTAACTTTGCCAATCAAGCGCAGGCGCAGGATTACGGTCAGCAGCAAGGCCGCGGATTGTTCGGCTTGCAGGCAGGGGAAGCGCAGAACGCAGCCAATCTGAACCAAGCCAACTTTACCAATCAAGCGCAGGCGCAGAGGTTCGGGCAAAACCAAGCGCAGGGTCAGTTCGGCTTGCAGGCTACACAGGCGCAAAACGCAGCCAACCTGAATGCCGGGAACTTCGCCAATTCGGCGCAGGCACAGGACTACGGCCAACAGCAAGGCCGCGGGCTATTTGGCTTGCAAGCGACCGGCCAGAATAATGCCGCCAACCTCAACGCCGCCAATTTTGCCAACACGACGCAAGGCCAGCTATTCGGGCAAAATCAGGCGCAGGGTCAGTTCGGCAATCAGGCAATCGCCGCCAACAATGCGACCAATTTCAATGCGGGCAACTTCGCCAACTCGGCAATCAGTGCCAACAATGCCGCGAACTTGGCCGCGGGCCAGTTTGGCAATCAGGCAATCGGTGCCAACAATGCCGCGAACCTAAGCGCAGGCACCTTCGCCAACTCCGCCGCGGGCCAGGCCTTCGCGCAACAGCAGGCGCAACTCGCCTTCAACAATGCCGTCTCGCAAGGCAACGCGCAGGGCGCCAACGACGCTGCAAATCAAGCCTATCAAAACGCCGTCCAGCAGGCGCAGTACGGCAATACGAATGCGCAGCAAGGCTTCTCAAACGAGATGGCCGGCTCGCAGTTGCAGGATCAGATTCGCGCGCAGCAACTGCAAGAGCGGTATGGCCTCGCCTCGTTCCCAATCAACCACCTCAGCGCGCGGATGAGTGGAGGTCAGATACAGGCACCGCAGAACGTCAACTACAACGGCGGCCAGATCGCGCCGACGAATGTGAGCGGGAATTATTACAACAGCGCGGCGCTCGATCAGCAGAATTACCAATCTCAACTTGCGCAACAGAATGCTGCCATGGGAGGGTTGTTCGGTCTTGGCAGCGCGGCGATCAACGGGATTGCGAAGAACCCGACTGCGATGGCCACCATCTTTGGCTCTGATCGACGCCTCAAGCGTGACATCATCGACACCGGCATCCGGCTTATGAATGGGCTTAAGCTCTACAGCTACCGCTATCTGTGGGATGCTGCGGAGCGTATCGGCGTGATGGCCGACGAGGTGAGGAAAGTGGTCCCGCAGGCCGTGATCAACATCAATGGCTACGATGCCGTGAACTACGACATGGTAATGGAGGTCGCCTAATATGGCCACGCTT